TCAATTAAAACAACAAGAGCTGCAACAAAGAGCAATGAAAGATCAAGCAGAACTACAGTATGATCAACAACGTTTAGGTTTTGAACAGAAAAAATTAGCACAAAAAGATGAGATAGATAGAGCTAGAATTGATTCTCAAGAAGATATTGCTCAACTTAGAGCCAATGTAAATCTTAAAAAACTAGATGAAAATGCAAAAGGTCCTGGTTTTCAATATATTAAAAATGGTGGGTAATGTCTCTAGTAACTCCTCAACAAATATTTGATAGCTACATTGATTTACTTGATAAGTTTATTAAAGATTCAGTAAATAGTGATTCTTTAGCTTTGATCATGGCAGAAGTTTTAATGTTAAAAGTAAAAGAATTGTTTGAAGGAAAAGGATACAAAGAAGAGGATGCTTTACTATTTATACAACATGCGATACAAGAATTAGAAGAAAACAAAC